ACACGGCGTGGTGTTCGCGGATTTGCTTTCTGAACTGGAGGGGATCGGGTATGAGGTCCAAGCGTTTGTTATTCCGGCTTGTGCCGTCGATGCCCCGCACAGACGGGACCGAGTTTGGATTGTGGCGCACTCCGAACGGCCAGGAACCAGGAATAGACCCGGCGCGACTCTGTTGCAAGGACGGCAGTTACCCGAAGCCAGGACAACGGCTTTACGACCGCGAGTCCGGCAGACTGGCCCAAGTGGGGCTGACTCAAGCGGTGAAACTCTGGCCCTCGCCGCGCCACGAGGGCTTCGACGCGGGGGCGCACAAGGGGAATCCGGCGCCGCAACTGCCAGAAGTGATGGGCGGCCAGCTAAACCCGGATTGGGTAGAGTGGCTTATGAATTTTCCCGTGGGCTGGACGGATATTGGCCCGACTGCCCGGAAGGCATCGCGCCGGTCGGCCGCGGAATCCCGAACCGAGCGAACCGCTTGAAGGGCTTGGGAAACGCAATTATTCCGAAGTTAGCTTATCGGTTTTTTAAGATTATGGCGGTGATGGCATGAGCGAGCATGACGAGCAGGCGACATTATTCCGATGGGCCGGATACCTCGCGCCAAAATATCCAGCGCTGGACATGATGTTCGCGATCCCCAACGGGGGCTTGAGAGATATTCGCGTCGCCCGCAAACTGAAAGCGGAGGGAGTCAAGCCAGGTGTCCCGGATATTTTCTTGGCGGCCCGAGACTGCAATTACAAATTCAGAGGGCTTTTTATCGAGATGAAAATCATCAATGGACGGATAACGCCGGAACAAAAAGAATGGCTGCCGCGGCTGAATGACGGTTGGCCTGCCGCCGCCTTGACTATCGCCGAGTACCTCGGGATATCAAAAAGCGATGCGGGGTTGGCGAATCTATGATCGGCCCCTTCGCGCTCAACCAGGTTCATTGTGGCGACGCGCTGGAAATGCTGCGCCGGATGCCGGATGAGTGCGTTCAGGTCTGCGTTACCTCGCCACCATATTGGGGCCTGCGCGATTACGGCGTGGTGGGGCAGTGCGGGCTTGAGAAAACACCTCAAGAATACGTCGACCGCATGACCGAGGTTTTCGAGGAAGTACGCCGGGTGCTGCGGACCGACGGTACTCTGTGGATAAACATGGGTGATTGCTATGCCTCTGCCGGAGGGGCGGGATGGCAGGGCAAGCATGGCGCGCGCGCTGATCGCACTCGCACCCAGCGAAATCTAAAACGGAAAAGCACGAGTTATGGAATCAAACGCAAGGATTTGATCGGAGTGCCATGGATGATGGCATTCGCCCTGCAAGCGGCCGGCTGGTATCTTCGCTGCGACATAATTTGGAGCAAGCCCGACCCCATGCCAGAGAGCGTGACGGACAGACCTACCAAGTCTCACGAGTACCTTTTTCTCATGGCGAAATCCGAGAAATATTATTACGACCAGGAAGCCACTTTAGAACCCGCAAGTGAAGGCACTCACGTCCGCCTGGCTCAAAACGTCGCCGCCCAGGTCGGTTCAATGCGCGCCAACGGCGGGGCAAAGACCAATGGGCCAATGAAGGCGGTGGCGCGGCGGATGCCGGAAAAAGTAGAACGCATCTGCCGAGAATCGAATCATGGCAGGAATCACAAGCAGGATGGGCACGGACGTCGGCATGAAGGATTCAACGAACGTTGGAAGGTCAAAAACAATGCCAGCTTTAACGAATCCGTGTGCCTGCGTGTCCCGCAGCGGAACAAGCGCAGCGTGTGGGAAATCCCCACCCATGCGTACAGCGGCGCCCATTTCGCCACGTTTCCTCCGGCCTTGGTTGAACCATGCATACTGGCCGGCAGCAAGGCGGGCGACCTGGTGATGGACCCATTTGCAGGATCCGGAACGACCGGGGTAGTTGCCCTGCGCCGCGGCCGGAAATTCATCGGATTCGACCTGAACCCGAAATATTGCCAGGAATTATCCGCGCCCCGCCTGGCGGCCGCCGAGCGCGAATTCAAGGCCGGGCAGATGACCATATTTGACATGGAGGACCGCAAAAATGGACGCGGATAAAAATGCAGAGCAACAAAAGCCCAAAGAGAGGTTTATCAAATCAGGAATTAACGAGCAGGGGCAAATTACCTGGGATATTAAAGGCGTGAGTTTGGTCATGGCGCTCGGAATGTCCGAAAATCTAGTCCGGATAATTAAGAATAAAATGGATTTTCAAGACGCGGCGGCAGAACAGAAACAGCTAGAAGCTCAGGCGGCGATCGCGGTTTTGATCGGGCCGAAAGAGCACGGGCATTAAATTCAAGGAGGAAAATCGTGGATCTCGTCCAACACGCGGCGAAGCTGAGGGCTCTAACTCCAAGGGGGAAGAAGAATGAAAATCTGGTTTGCGCTCTTTGCGTGGATTGTCCTGGCATGCGCTATTGCCTGGCGCTTGGGCAAGGCGCTACGGTGGTTATCCGGCGGCACAAAGTACATACCACTCCGCGGCCGGCGCTTGGGGCGGCCGCGCGCGAGCGCGCGGGGATGAATTAGAATCAAAAAGGAGGTTCCGTCTTGCGGCGTATTACGGTGCATTTAAGCAAAAGGTCAATCATTGTGAAAAACCAGCTGCAGGTTGAGAATTTTCTGAACTGCTATCCCTTTTACAATATGGCGCGAGATGGCCACCATGTCCGAATGAATCTCGCCGGCGAGATGGTTTTCTTCGATACCATCGAAACCTACACTGTATCAGACGACAAAATTATGCTGGACGCCAGCGGCGCGCGCAACACCGAAATAGATTCAGATGGTTTCGGCCATCGAGGGCGCCGAAAGAGGCGAAAGAGATTTAGAAAGAAATATCTTAAGCGCGGACCAAGGGAGGGGTTCCGTCGCAAGTACCAGGAAACAAGAATATGAGTCAATATTTGCTAGGCCTCATAGCTGACTTTATCATCCAAGGAGGAAAAATGGAAAGAGTAGCGCTAACGCCTACGGCGGAAGGTGAAATACAGACAATGATATCAACGGTTGATGCGAAATCGACGGACATTCTAGAAAAGATCGATAAACTTAGGGCCCGCCTGGAGGCGGTTACGGGGAAGCGGGCTCCTGGGGAGCAGCCTGCAATGGCTCAGAAAGTACCGGAATCGAATCTCGGGCAGAGACTTCAGAAAATTGAAAACCGCCTCGACGAAGCTCAAATCCAATTGCGGGAACTACTTGAAGACATAAAAATATAAAATTTATTGACACGGCGCGCCTTTAATTTATACGGTTGGCCAAGAGAATTGAATCCGCGAGGGTGGTGATGATAAGAATGACATCGCCAATAAAAAGCGACAAAAAGCAACCGCATAAAAAAGGACGCCCCGCCAAAAATAAAAAGCGCGGCTCCCGCCTCAAGCAAGGCGCCTTTCTTGCAGCCTACCGAACGTGCGGAAATATCACCAGGGCGGCCATAATTGCCAAGATTGATCGCAGCTCACATTTCCGCTGGATCAAAGAAAATTCCAAGTACAAGACAATATTCGGGGACGCGCATGAAGCTGCTGCCGACAGCCTAGAAGAAGAGGCGCGGCGGCGAGCAAGCGAAGGGTGGCTGGAACCCGTATGGTACGAGGGTTCGCAGTGCGGTCAGGTTCGAAAATTTTCAGACACGTTATTGATTTTCCTTCTTAAAGGCCTGCGTCCGGAGAAATACCGAGAGCGGATTTCGGCTGAATTGAGCGGCTCGGTGCAAGTGTCTGTGCGGCTGGAAGACGCAAGGGTTAGGGCAGAAAAGGCCGCCAAGGAATAATCTTGGGCGCGGGTGCCCGCGACTATCCGCCATAGTCGTAAGCGGATGCGGGGTTTCCGGTAGGCGTTATCCTCCTTCGCGCGGCCGGCAAATCTGCAAACAACCCTCCGGGGTTGCCAGTGCGGCTCGCGCCCATGAAATTTACATGCAGAGTAAAATGCCCAAAAAGAAAAAGGAAATCCAGCAAAAGGACGGAACCTTTCCCGAATACATCTTTGCGGTCTCGGATGAAGATGGTACTCATGCGGCAGTTGATGTCAGCGAGCTAGTGCAGGCCGGCGAGAAGAAGCGGGGCATGCGATACCAGAAAATCAGCCCGGTCATTATTGACGCGACGACAAAAACAGAAAGGATTTGGGAGGCGAAATGATAGCGGCTGGTAATAACATAAAAACGAAGGCGGTTATGAGCGCCGAGGCCAAAGAAAAGGCCGACGCTATTTTCAAAGCCGAGCTTAAGAATCGCGGTCTTGAACCAAAGGAAAATTGCAAGCATTGTGGCGGCGGGGGTAATTCGGGATACGTAAACAAGTTTAAAAATGTTACCCTCGAAGTCCCGGTTGTCATTGGTTGTGGGTGTCTTCACAAAACCTCCGAGAAGATCGCCGAAGAAAACGCGGCGAACCAACCGGGACCTCGCAAAAATTCAATTCTAGAAACCCTTCTCTTCCGGCTTTTAGGAATAAGAACAAAGAAATGACTGAACAGGAAGCAAACCTGGCCTTAGCAGAGGACATGGGGTGCTTCTCGGTGGATCCCTACGCTTGGGTGATGTATTCCTTTGAGTGGGGCAAGGGTGAGTTGGAGGCCTACAAGGGCCCAGAGCCGTGGCAGATTAAAGAGCTTAAATACCTGCGCGACCTGCTCAAGGCCGGGGTGGCATGGCAAGAAGTTATCCGAATTGCCATTTGCTCTGGAAATGGAATTGGCAAGTCAGCCTTAATCGCCTGGATTGTTCTTTGGGGGCTAAGCACTTTTCCTGACGCCATTGCGGTTATCACCGCGGGCACCGAAAGGCAGTTAAAGGGTAAAACCTGGCCAGTCTTGTCCACTTGGTATCGCCGCTGCATAATTTCAAAGTGGTTTAATCTCACCGCGACGTCGCTTTTAACCAATGAAAAACAGCACCAATTCACATGGCGCGCCGACCTCGTTCCCTGGTCCAAGACCAACCCCGAGGCCTTTGCCGGCCTGCACAACCAGAAGCGCCGGATTATTTTCATCATGGATGAAGCCAGCCAGATCCCTAAAGAAATTTGGGAAGTAGCTGAAGGCGCGATGACGGATAAAGACACCCAGATATTCTGGATTGTCTGCGGCAATGGCACTCGCAGGGAAGGCCGGTTTTTCGATTGCTTCAACCGGCTTCGAAATAGATGGCACCAAGTGCAAATAGATTCTCGCACTGTAGGCATAACGAACAAGGAATTATTCGAGCAATGGATCGCGGACTACGGCATTGATTCGGATTTTGTCCGAGTTCACATTCTCGGCCTTTTCCCCGAATCTTCCGAAATGCAGTTCATACCCACGCATCTTGTTACCGCCGCGTTCGGTAAGAGCCTGCAACCGAGGCAATACGATTTCGCACCGGTTATTCTAGGCCTTGATCCCGCCTGGTGGGGCGAAGATGAGCTGGCCATCGCCAAGCGGCAGGGCCTTGCCTCAAGCATTTTATGGACCGAACCCAAGAACGATGACGATATGGCCGTCGCGCGCAAATTAGCTTTATACGAAGACGAATTCAACGCCGACGCGGTTTTCATAGATATGGCCTATGGCACCGGGATTTATTCAGCAGGCAAGTCCATGAATCGAAAATGGACTCTGGTTTCATTTGCAGAAAAGACGGTAGAAAAATATTTAAACAAGCGCGCCGAAATGTGGGACGGCGCACGCGATTGGCTAAGGAAGGGCGGCGCCCTGCCGGCAGACCCTGTACTGGCTGAAGATTTAAAGGCTCCCGAGGACCACCCGCGCACGGATGGAAAAATACAACTGGAAGGAAAAGAGGAAATGCGCAAGCGCGGAATTCGAAGTCCTAATCGAGCCGACGCACTCGCCTTGACCTTCGCCTACCCGGTTCGTTCCAAGGGCCTGAGCTTAAGCGGCCCTGAATTTGCCTACGGGCACAAGGGACAAAGAGAATATGATCCATTTGGCGTGCTAAAAAAATAATTGACACGTTGGCCATCAATTTATAAATGATAGATATGTGCACAACTTGGTTTGTCAATCAGTCGACAAGAGAGACCGGCTTCTTCGATCCCAAAAATCCTCCCAATGTTGCCGCTCCCAACATTCCGGCATTTATGAGGAAGCCGGGAGTTGGCCCGGGCGTTAGGTTCGAGCTACCCGACATAGGGGGAGAAACCGCGGCCTCTTACGAGGACCGGCAGCAAAAATTGCTTCAGCGAATGCGGTATGGAATTTACGCGACCATCCGCGCGAACAATCTTTCATCCACCCAGCCCTCGGCTTCTGCCGTCAGCAAGGCAAGTGTCGGCCCAATCAATCGTTCTGCATCTTGGGTCTAATGCAATCCTTCGGTTTGAGCCCAGATGATATTCGAAAAATTAATATGCGGCATACGGCAATCTATCAGGAAAATCAGAAATGGATTCCGGCCTGGAAATTTCTCTCAGAATATATTTTCCCCGAAAGAGGGGCGTTTGATGACCGGCAACCAAATCAGGGACAAACTTTCGACCATCGAACGCTTGTAAATGGAACCTCGACGCTGGCGGCGCGGACCCTGGCCGCAGGCATGACCGCGGGCTTGACTTCGCCCTCGCGGCCCTGGTTCAAGCTGGGAGTTGAAGACCCCGACTTAGCTAAATATAAGCCGGTCCAGATTTGGCTCGAAGACTGCCGTGATCGCATGATGGCTGTATTTGCCAAAAGCAACATCTATCAGGCCAGCCATTCCATTTATGAAGAACTGGCTTGCTTCGCCACGTGCGGCGCTCTAATCGCCGAGGATTTTGACACGGTGATCCGCGCCTACGTCTATACGGCTGGGGAGTATGCCCTTGGAACCGGCCCAGATGGGCGAGTAAATACCCTCGGCCGAAAATATTGGAGAACAGTTGGCCAGCTCGTCGCGGGATATGGTTTGCAAAATGTTTCGCCCAACGCGGCCGCTATGTACTCCGCAAATAACACGGAGCAATGGATTAAGGTCTGCCAGCTGATCGAGCCCAATGATAAGCGCATAGTCGGTATGAGAGGCATGCGGAATATGCCTTATCGCTCGGTTCATTGGGAAGACGGAAAGATTCAAGAAGGCGTTTTGCGGTTTAGCGGATACCGCGAATGGCCGCTCATAACTCCCAGGTGGAAGGTGGTCAACACCTCGGCCGTGAACGGCACGGGCCCGGGATGGGACGCCCTTGGAGATATCAAGCAGCTGCAGGTTATGGAAGTAAGAAAACTTGTCGGCCTGGACAAGATGACGGACCCGCCGTTGCAGATCCCCGATGACCATACAATCGCCAACAGCCAGCCTGGAGGCATAACCAGATACGCAAAAGGCGTTGGCTCAGGGGACGGCGTGCGGCCGACTTATATGGTCAATTTAAACTTGGCCGATCTTCGGGCTGAAATTTCAGCCAAAGAAGATAAGATCAATGAATATTTCTATAAAAACCTTTTCCTCATGCTGGAACAAATTGACCGTCCAAATATGACGGCGACGGAGATCGTCAAACGTCACGAAGAAAAGGTGATGGCCCTAATTCCCACGCTTGAGCGCTTGAAAACAGAAAAGTATGATCCGCTGATTGATCGGACCTTCGCCATCATGGTTCGCAAAATGATGATTCCGCAGGCTCCGCAAGAATTGTCGGATAAGTTCCTTCACGTCGATTATATATCCACCCTGGCGCAGGCTCAAAAGATGGTCGAGACCGTGAAATCTGACCAGTTGCTTGATCACGCTGGCAGGTTGGCCGCGCTCGCGCCGACCGCGCTTGACAATTACGATTTTGACAAGGAAGCAAGGGATTATGGCGAAAACCTGGGCGCCGATCCTCGCCTTATACGTTCTGATGATGAAGTTGCTGCCTTGCGGGAAGCGCGAGCAAAGGAACAAAACCAGCAGAAGATAGCCCAGGAAATGGCGGCCGCAACCGCGGGAGCCAAGACCTTATCGGATACAAAACTCGGCCAGGGAAGCGCCCTGGATAAAGTGCTTCAAACCTTGCCGGGAGTGCCGGCGATGGGAAGCCAATGATGGCCGCCAAGGGGCATAAATGACCGACGTCAGAAGCACCGCAAAAATATTGGGTCTCGCGGACGATAAGTTGTCTGAATATAGGTGCGAGTTTCGGGAAAGGCACCGCGCGCGAGATCTTTCAGACCTAAAGGAATTTGGATCTACGCCAGCTGGGCGGCGCGTTTTATGGCGCTTACTTTCGCTGTCGGGCATTTATCGGAGCTCAATGAGCGAAAACCCGCTGCTTATGGCCTTTAGTGAAGGCGCGCGCGATATGGGGTTGGCGCTCATGATGGACTTGGACGAGCTGGACCCCAATATATTGGTTATGGCCAGGCGAGAATTCTGGTCCGAGAGAAACGCCGAACTACAACAAGAAAAAAAACTGGAGGCTGAGCAACATGAATCTTGACGAGAGGTTTAAATTCGAACCGAACGAAGAACAGAAAAGGCAGTTGGTTTTGCTTCAGGAAAAATTCATGCAACTTGGGGAATTTGTCAATGGCACTTGCCCCGAGTCAAGGCAGAAAAGCGAATCGATGAAGCAATTGGAAAATGCCCATATGTGGGCCAACGCCGCTCTCCTTCAGAAGGTCCCGATAAAGGAAGTTTCTCATGAATAACTCAGCCGCTCCCGCGCCCCCCGCTCCGGGATCGCCTCTTGCCGCGCCAGCCTCGGGCCTCGCGCCTGCCGCTCCGCCCCCGGCGCCGGCTGCCGCCCCGGGCGATCGCGCGGCCGCAGGCGCCGATGACGAAGCAAGCCTTCTCTCTCGCGCCGCAGCCGCCCCGGGCGATCGCGCGGCCGCAGTTGAGCCGATTGTATATGACTTAAAGATTCCTGACGGATTTAAGCTTCTTGCGCCGATCAAAGAAAAATTTGAGGCCTTTGCCCAGGGCGTCAAGCTTGCGCCGGAAAAGGCCCAGCAACTTATCGACCTGCAGATCGAAAATCAAAGGTTGCAGGAAGAGCAAGCCGTTGCGGAGTTGAAAAGCACCTGGAAGGACTGGGAAAAAGAGACCCTAGCCTCCCTGGGCCCGACCCCGGAACGCGAATTGGCTTTTGCAGCAAAGGCAATGGATATGTTTGGAGATAAGAAGTTAAAAGAATTGTTCGACCTGACCGGCATAGGATATTCCGCTGCGATGGCCAGGTTTCTGATCAAAGTCGGAAAAGAAATTTCCGAAGACAATCCCGGCGGCGCTCCTCCGGCCGGCGGCGCTCCAAAAGAATTCGGCGACCTGAAAAGCACTTATGATCATTGATCGCCGAATAAAACCTGAAGGGAGATTAAACTTTCATGGGAAATGCCTTAGGTAGCAAGTATCCAACTCTTCTGACCTTGGCGCAGATCATGCACAACGACAAACTCCTGCCCGTGGTCGAAATCCTGAACCAGATGAACGAACACCTCGATGATATGCCTTTCTACGAGGCCAACGATTCGGGAGGTCATGTTTTCGCTCCCCGAACCGCCTTGCCGGCCGTTTCCTGGCGGCGGATCAACAAAGGTGTTCCGCCGACCAAATCGAGCTATGGCAAACTCACCGAAACGCTCGGCTCGTTGGAATCGTATTCCAACGTAGATAAGGACCTGGCCCAGCGCTCCGGCGACGTAGCCGCATTCCGCGCCAAAGAAGCGCGCGGGCACCTGGAAGCTATGGGCCAGGAGCATGCCCAGACCATGGTTTATGGCGATGTCATGGTCGCGGCCGAAGAGTACACCGGTCTCTCTCCTCGGTACTACAGCTATTCCGAGGGCGTTGCCAAGGATTACGTCCTCACCGCCGGCGGAAGCGCGACCCTGACCTCTATCTGGCTTTGCGGTTGGGGGGAGAACACGGGATACGGAATTTATCCCAAGGGTTCCCAACTGGGCTTTGAGCGCGAGGACAAGGGCCAGCAAACCCTGTACGACGAAGACGGCAATCCCTTCGAAGGATACAGCGAACACTTCGCCTGGAAGGCCGGCCTGTGTATCGAAAATTACAAGTATTTCGTTCGCATTCCCAACATCAACGTCGCCGCTCTTCAGACCTTTGGCGCAGAATCCGACACCTCGGCGGACATTCTCAAGTTCATGACCTTGGCGCTTGAGAAAATCCCGAACCTGCAAGCCTGCAATCCCGTGTTTTATTGCAGCCGCACCGTCCGGGCGATGTTCCGCCTAATGGCCGAAAAGAAAATCGGCGGCCTTTTGGTCCAAGATTTCATGGGAGCAAACGGCCTGGGCAGAAGCATCCCGACCTATCACGGGGTTCCGATCCGCATCATCGATCAGATGAGCGAAGCGGAAACCCTGGTAGCCTAAGAACCAGCAAGCATAGATGGGGGAGGGAGCCTGCAATCTCCCTCCCATCTTAACCCTCAAGGAGGGTCTCGATTATGTTAAAAGATTTTTCTCTTGAACTTGCGCAGCTCCAAGAAGTTCTCTCAAGCGAGGAATCGGACTATTACATTCCCGAGGGAGGGAAAAGTTCTATTCTTGAAGGCCTCTACATGGTGGTCCAGGTCAAGACGGCTTTCGCCGGCCAGGGCAACACGAAGTTGACCGTGGCGTTACAAAGCGACTCCGTTGCCACATTCAACAGCGCCGCCCTCACTACGGTCGTCGCAACCGCCGCAATCGACGAAGCGGACTTGACCGCCAACACCATCGTGGCCGTGGTACCGGTGACCGGGAAACTCCTGGAATTCATCCGGGCCTATTTCACTGTGACCGCCGGACCGATGACGGCCGGAACGGTGAATGTCTTCCTCACCCGCTTGCCCGAATTGCGGGCCTAAGAATCCAACCAATTGACCGAGGGGGAAGCGAGAAACCTTCCCCCCGCATTATCGCTTAGGAGGATTCATGACAAGGTATCGCGTGCTTAAGAACACTTTTGGATTTAGGGGACGGTATTTTTTTGCCGATGAAATTGTCGAAGTGGCGGACACAGAGAAAATACCACCCGAGATTCAGCACGCCTTCGTTGAGATTAACGCCGAAGGCGAACAAGTTACGCCAGATCGTTCCTTGCGCGCTCCGGCCCCTGAAGTAAATGCGGAGCCGCGGGCGCTTCCCGATCCGACCAAACCGCCCCGGGCGCGCAGAGGCCCGCGAACCGCCGCCCGCTAGCCAAGGAGAACCATGCCGCAAAGCCAGGATCAAACTGCGGTTGCAAATCTGGCCCTGCACCACCTGGGCCTTAAAACCATAGGATCAATAGACCAGCCGACCGAGTATGCCCAGGCGGTCGAGCGGGTTTTTGATATTTCTCGTCAGGCCACCCTGCGATCTCATCAATGGAGATTCGCTAATACAAAACAGGCATTATCAATCTATACACCGGTTCCGCCGGAGGAAGAGATTTTGGTTCCTGGTTGGCAATACGCCTATTCGTTTCCGGCCGCGGCCATGGCCGTGCGCAAGGTATTTCTGGATGACGGCCAAACAGATCCAAACCAAATCGAGTACGAAATCTTTTATGACCCACTGACCGAGGCCCAATACATTCTCTGCAACGAAGAGGATGCCTATATTGAATATACGGCTGACGTAACCGTTACCGAAATCATGGATCCGATTTTCATTCTGGCCTGGTCGTTTGAAATGGCGGCATTGCTTTCGCCAAAATTGACAGCCGACAAGGAATTAACGGCCGCAATGGAGCGGGCGTATAACGGCGTCATAAATAGCGCCACCCTGCTTGATGCCAGGGAGCAAAAAACGGAGAACCCAGAGAAAAATCAATCCTCGTTTTTAGCCGCGAGGTAGCCAATGCTTATCCGGCAAATGTGGTCTAATTTTGGCGGAGGCGAGGTTTCCCCGTTTTTTTATTCACGGCCAGACCTACCTTTCTATAATTCAAGCTGCAAAATCTTGCGCAACTTCTTTGTCACGCCAGGAGGCGGAGCGCGACGGCGGCCAGGCACTTTGCTTGTTGAAGCGGCCAAGGCGACCAACAAAAAAGCGCGACTGATCCCATTCGTGTTTTCTGACAGCCAGGCCTATGTCATAGAGTTCGGCGATGGATATATCAGGTTTTTTAAGGACAAGGCCAAAATCGGGGATCCGTATGAAATTGATTCGCCTTATTCCGAATCTGACCTGCCTAATATAAATTTCACCCAAATCGGTGACCTTGTTTACCTGGCCGACGGCGCGCACACGCCGCGCCACCTGGTCCGATACGGCGACCAGAATTGGGCTATTTTCGAAACTCCCTATATCAATGGCCCGTTCATGGGCCAGAATATTACGCCGACGTCCATAACACCAAGCGGCACAACTGGAACAATTAGCCTCTCGGCCTCCTCGTCAATTTTCAGCAACATCTCCGGTAGGGAGCACTGGGGCGGAAATACTCTGTTCAGAATTAGTCATTATATCCCAGCGGGGCATAATTACAATAACTGGAGCGCAAACGGAGAAAGCGGACGCATTAAATGCGGCGGCACCTGGCGAATTAAAATTACCGGTGACTGGATGGGAAAGGTCGTTGTCTCAAAGTCTTTGGATAACGGATCAACCTGGATTGTGATTGAAAATTATAATACGAATACCGACACCTTTAAAGTTGAGGAGGACGATCAGTTTCTTTTAAAAGCGGCCATGACCGGCTATGTTTCGGGAATCTGCCGGGTGGAACTGAAAGCCGACGCCTTTGAATGGGTGGGAATTGCAAAAATAAAGCAGGTTCCCGCGGGCTCTTCGGCCGGCGGCGGCAGCGCAATGTTTTCGTCAGCAACCGCTGAAGTGATTACTCCACTGGGCGACGTCAAACCAACCAAGCTTTGGGCGGAAGGGGCGTGGTCAAAGTACCGCGGTTACCCAAAGACCCTTGCTTTTTTTCAGGATCGTTTGTTTTATGCCAACACCATCGCCGAGCCCCAAAGTGCCTGGGGTACAAAAACGGGCCAATATGTTCCGGCGGGAGATTATGCGAAGCTGGATTTCGGCCGGTCTGATCCCCTGCAGGACGATGACGGAATCACCGTGGCCCTTCCTTCAAAGCAGATATCACCGATTCAAAATATGGTCAGTCTGAACAAATTACTCATCCTAACGGCTATGGGAGATTGGAGCATAGGACCGGGCTCCCAGGGCGGTCCTCTCACGCCGGCCACGGTATCGGTCGAGGCTTACGGAAATGAAGGCGCCGCCTACGGCGTGGATCCGGTTGTCATCGGCAACCGCGTTATTTACGCTCAGTATATGCAGGCCGCCGTCCGCGACACCAGTTTTGATCTAAACCAGGGAGGATTCACGGGCAAAAACCTTATGCGCTATGCCAGCCACTTGCTTGAAGGCCACTACATTACCGAAATGGCCTATTGGCCCGAGCCCTATTCTATGCTCCTGGCGATCCGCGAAGACGGAAAGCTGCTCAGCATGACCTACGAGCCGGAGCTGGGAATTGAGAACTGTTGGGCCTGGCATGATACCGGCCCCGCGGGTGCGCATAAATTCGAATCGGTGTGCGTGATTCCTGGCGAGGATGGATACGAGGTTTGGTTTATCGTCAACCGCTCCGGAACGCGCTACATCGAGCGGTTTGCAGATCCAGTGAACAGCACCGAAGTGAGCCGGCAATATTTTGTGGATTGCGGCGAGATCCACAACCCGGATGAAAAAGTCATAACTAACATCGAAAAGGTTGATGGCACGGGTGTGCCGCCTTTCGACTATGACAAAATTCTTCGAGTCACGTGCCCGGACCATGGATATTCGAACCAGGATTTCTTGTTCATTTCTCAAGTAAAGGGTTCTTTCGGAGAACGCGGGGGTCAATATTTTTTTGTCGCGAACGTTACGCAGCACACTTTTGATATTTACCCAACCGGGGACGCAACAGACTTTCCTGATTATATATCGGGCGGAATAGCTCAGAAGGGAACGCCGACAATATCCGGTCTTGGAAGATTTGAGCAATGCGCAGACGTGATGCTTCTTTATGACTCCGTTGCACACGAAGCGGGCGTTTACAGCGGCATGGATTCAGAAATACAGGGTGGCGTTTTGAACGCAACAATCTCGGGTACCGGCACCTATCCCGCACGGGTTACGGTCGGCTTTAACTTCATCAGCGAGATCAAGCTTCTGGCGCCGGAGCTTAATTTGCAGAGCGGAACCCTCCAGGGCAAAAAATATAAATTTGGCAGATTGACGGCGAGGCTATCAAATTCAATGGGGGGGAAAATTGGTTTTGACGAAGAAACGGCCGTTCAGTTGCTTTGGCCGGACGGAAGTTACTTCTCTCCCGTAATACCCAGCGTGGGTCAGACCGTTTTTACTATTCTTGGCCCCTTGGGACATCAGCTATATTCCGGAGATTTTGAGCAGGCTCCGCCCAGCGAATACAAGGGCACCGCGCAGCTCTATTTTAGACAGGATGAGCCATATCCCAGCGATATTATCGCGCTGATTGGTGAAATCAATGCGCCCTCCTAATTTTATGAAACCGCTTAAATTTAGCCACGGACCTTTCGAGGTCTGCGAACCAAACCCTTCCGACCTTAACCACATCATCGTTCACATGCGAGCGGCGGACAAGCAAGAGGTCTTTGATAGCCACGGATGGACTCCCAGGCAGGCCGTCTTGGGAGCACAGGTCGCATCTGAATGCAAAATGGTGCTTCGCAAGAATGGAAGCGCAATGGCTTTTTTTGGGATCTCGCGATCCGCGGAATTTGACCTGGATACCGCGTGCGTGTGGCTCCTGGGCACGGGCGCCATTGACGCGAACTGGCTGCCTTTCTGCCGGATCATGAAAAAGGTGCTCCGCGCCATCCATGCGCATTATCCAACCCTTTTCAATTTCGTCGGCGCGGAGAACATAAAGTATATCCGCTGGCTTTCGTGGATTGGCGCCCACATCTGTACTCCAACCAGGCACGGCCATATCAAAAAACCTTTTTGCTACTTTACCCTGACCCGGAGGACGCCATGTGTGCTCCGATCCCTATAGGCGCCTCAGTCTTAGGCACGGCCATTCAAGCCTATGGCAAATACAAAGAGGCTCAAGCCAGCGCCGATTACAATAAATATGTCGCCGAAACGGCCGAGCAAAACGCCGCCCAAGTCGAGGCCGAGGCCGGCCTGCAAAAAACACAGGTCCAGGACCAGGCCGCGCGCGCGGCACAAAAGCTTAAAGCCAATGTCGCCGGAGTTCTAGGCCAGCAGAAAGTCGTCACCGCAACAATGGGTATCGGCGGATCCGTCACCGCCGAGGACTTGGCCAAGGATACGGCAAATGCAGGAAAGAAGGACGAGCTGGCGCTTAAACTCAACGCTGATATTCAAAGCTGGGAAATTGAAAATCAGGCGAGGACCCAGGCCCGGGGTTACCGGAATGAAGCCGAGGCCGCATATATGGCTTCCGCCGCGGCAGAATCCGCCCTTCCTTTCGAACTGGTTGGCACGCTTTTGTCTGGAGTCAGCCAGGTAAGTGATCTTTGGAGCCATTACCGGCCCTTTCAAAAGTTAACCAGAGTAAATACCCGCTCCGGGAGCTAAAATGCCGCGAGTCCCGCAGTATGAACAAAGCGTTCAAACCCAAGTTGCCAATGTGGCAACCCCAAAGAAACAGCCCGCGCCATTCTCTGGGGATCCGGAGGCGCGAGCACTTGCTGGCCTGGGCGCGGTTGTTTCACAGGCTTCCGGGAAACTCGCCGAGGCTGATATTGAAAACCAAAAGGCCGACGAGCTTCAAAAGGTGCTGGAGGCGGACACCTTAAACCGCCAAAATATTTCATCCTTGCTTTATGACCAGCAAAAAGGACTTCTCAACCGCCGGCTCGGCAATGCCTCCGGGATTACCGAAACCTTCGATGCGGAAATGAAGAAATATTCGCAGGAAATTCAAAAAATGCCCGATGACTACCAGCGGGCCCTAACGCTTAAAATGCTGAATGAGCGCGTTTCTTCGTTGCGCGAAACCCTGGCCCGGCACGAGGCCGGCGAGATTGAAAAAAACATTGGCAACACGATTCAAGCCAATATTGACCAGACAATTAGGGATTCGGCGGGCCTGATCGATCCGCCTTCGGTCGTTGCTGCAATTAATAAATTGGCGGCGGTGAACGGCTCTTGGATGAAACGCCAGGGCAGAACACCCGAAGAAATATTCCTGGCCAACTCAGAACTCGCTGGAAAGGTTGCAGAGACCGCGATCGCTCCTCTACTCGAAACCGACCCGTTGCAGGCGGTTAAGATTTTCAATTCGCTTAAGCCCAATCTGCCTCCAGAGCAGGCGAACCGCCTGCAAAAGCAAATCGACGGCAAAGCCTTCGAACAAACGCGCCAATCGGCTTGGAATGCCCTCAATCAACATTTTTACATTGGGAATGGGCAATATGACTTGCCCAGGATGGAAGCGGCGGTTTACAGCATGGAACTGCCGGCGGATAAGAAGGATGACCTTTGGCATTATATGAAGGGGCGCGCCAACGAGGCGGAGTCTGGCTGGAAGGGAAACAAGGCCGCGAACGAGCTTGCTTTTCATAATGACGCGGCCGCCATGTTCAAGCAAGGCCTTCAATCCGACGAGATCAAGCGCTCGCTAATCCCAAAATATGGATTATACGGTTCGGCCGACCAGATGGATAAAGAACGTCAGATTGAAAAAATGTTCGATCAAGCGCCCACCGATGATACTACCTATTGGAATATCTGGAAGGGAATCAACCTGGGCACCATGACCGATAAGGACGTGGCCGCCAACAGCGCCAAACTCTCGGGCGCGGACGCGCGCGCGCTGACCAGGGAATACTGGGGCAATGTCAAAGACCCTAAGTCCGGGTTCAAGCAGGCTATTGAAAACGCCGAGGGGATCGTTGGGCAGAAATTTTTTAACAAGAAGAACAAAGATGAGTTTATGGCCGCCATCGTCCGGAAACTCCAGGCGCAAGCCGGAACTGCCGGCGCCACCAGCGACCAGCTCGTGGACGTGGCCAGCGAAGAAGCTAAAAAGGTCGTTGTAAATAAATGGCTGGCCGCCGGTAGCCTTGGGTTCTTCGGGACCAGGGAGCAATACAAAATCGACAACGAGCGGGAGCGCAAGGCTTCTCTGATCCGCGGCGCTCTGGCCAACGGCTCTCCAATTCAGCCCGAATTATCCGGCCTGAACAGCCCGGCGCAACCCGGCACGCCCGAATATGAGGCTATCCGAATTTTACAGAAAAACGGCAGATCCATCACTCCGCAAACAATATCGATCATCCTGCCCTTTCTCGTGGCTCAATAATGGCTGCCAGCCTCGAAGAGGCCTTAAATTCCCTTCCGGATGACTCTGGTGGTGGGGTGGTAGCGCCCCCCCAGCCAATCGACCAGCCCATACCCGCCGGCGGCGTAAATTCGGGCCTTGATAGAGCTTTGGCGACCATTCCAGGCGATGATCCGGTCGCACCATCCCTGCAGGATTCCTTCCAAGCCATTCCCGTAAACGATCCCGACCAGGCCGCCAAGATCATGGGCCTTGCTTCCCAAGCCGGAGCCGATGAGCATTTTGTCGAAGCGAACCTTTCGGCCGTCCAGGCGGCCGCATCCGCTCCGAAGCCAGGCCAGTTGAAGGAAATTACCGAACGGCACCCGGAACTTGCGGCCTTCCTTTCCAACCCCAGGAATATGTCCGTTTCGCATGATGACCTGGAAAACCTCAGCGCCCATAGCCTAATTGCCCAGAATGCAAATTCCGTTTTGCCCATGCTCGTGGATCCGGTGGCGCGCGAGCGGTACGTCCAAAGCTTGATGCGCGGGGCTGGGGAGTCCGCGGTCAAGATCATCCGGTCGTCCTATGAGAGCGGGGTCCTGAGCCAGGAGCAAGGAATCATAAATTGGAACCGAATGGTAGGCCAGTCGCGGCCCGGCGATGATGCGCGCTTGGAATATGTCAATTCAAGGATTTTGGAATTGGAACCCTCACTTCCTAAAATGGAAGCCCTGGCCGATGTTCCGGCCTTCGCCCTATCAGGCAGCGCCCAGATGGCGCCCCTACTGGCCGGAGCCGCGGCCGAGGGCGTCAAGTACGGTGTTCCCCTGGGGCTGGCGGCCGCGGCCGCGGGGCCCGCCGCGCCGCTGGCCATTCCCGCTGCATACGGAATAGGCGCCTTGGGTGGTGCGGCCTGGTACAACTTCAAGGTCTTTGCCGGGCAGGCCTACCAATCTTACGGGCAGTTGCGCGATAAGCAAGGCCAGCCAATCGCCGACGATATATTGAAAACAACGGCGCTTCTTTCGGGTGCGGTCCAGGCTGGATTCGGCATGTTGCCGATCAACGCAATCCTGAAGAGCATTCCGGGCTCGCAGAAATTCCTGCAATCCTTTCTTGCAAAGGCCGCGCCCGCGGCACTTGAAAAGCTAAGCGCGGGCAAGGCACTGGCCACCTTCGCAAAAACGTGGATCCCGCATACTCTGCAGGGCGCCGCCGGCATGGCGGGCATGACCGCAACCGCCCTGACCGGCGCAGAAGTGGCCAAAGCGGCTTCCGGCCAGCCATTCGAAGCCGCGCCCGCCGGTGCAATTGTTTCAGAAACATCCAGGGGCTTCCTTGAAGCAATCCCGGTGATGGCTCTTATGGGAGCGCCCGGGCGCGTGGGGCGCCTGGCCTTCGATCTGAACCGATTGGGAGCCCAGGCGCAGCGCGCGGATGCGGCCGAAAAGCTTTACCGAACCATGGGAGATTCAGCTGATAAATCCAAGCTTCTTCCGCGGATGCCGGCCTCCTACCAGGATTATGTCAGCCAGCTGACCAAAGACGGGCCGGTGGAAAGCGTCTATATTCCCGCCGCAGCCTTCAAGTCCTACGCGGAAAGCAAGCAGGTGGATCCGGCCGTTCTGGCGTCCGACCTTGGAATTACTCAACTCTATCAGGCCGCTCAAAGCGCCGGCGGCGACATCCAAATTCCCATGGCACAATGGATTGCCAATTCTCACTCCGTGAGCAAGGCCACCGGAAACCTGATTTACCAGGATTTCGCCCGGGATATCAAATTTTCTCCGGACGATCTGACCCAGCGGCAGAAGGATGACCAGGCGATTTATTATCAGGAGCAATTCGAAGCCGAAACTAAGAAGGCCGTCGATACCAACCCGGGTTGGGCCGAAATCAAGGACACCATCGCCAAGGAGAAGCAAGCCGAACTTGAGTCCGCCGGCATGGCCCCAAAAGAGGCCAAGGCGTCGGCTGAATTATTTGCCAGCATGGCCACGGCCACGGCCGCGCGCGTGAAGGGCACGCCGGACCAGGTGGCACGGGATATGGTTTCGCAGATCGTCGGCGTGGAAAACCTGCAGATTGCACCCGGCGCCATGAGCCAGACCGAAGGCATGGCGGTGTTGGACAGGGCGATTAAGGAACGGATGCCGGCCAGCATCGAGGCCGAGGCGGTGCGGCCCATCCTGGCCGCGGCCGGGGCCCGCGAGACCGATATGAAGGCCGTAGGGCTCGATAAATTCCTCCAGGGCAAAAAAACGGTCAGCAAGGCCGACCTGCTGGATCTCGTCCCGCCCCAGGGTGAAGGCTATTTGCTGGACAGATTTAAAAATCTATTCCAGGCAACGCCGGCGGCGTCCATATTCTATTCAAAGGCTGAGCGTGCCATCACCGACAAAATGCCCAATTCCGCGCCGGCCGATTCGATCAAGGGCCTATTGGCTGGCGCTGGCGTGAAGGAGGAGGAAATAGAGTGGCTGGGCCTCGATGACTTCCTTGCAGGCAAGCAGAAGGTCAGCAAGCAGGAGATGCTCGACTTCATCCGCACGAACAATGTGCAAATACGGGAAGTAGAAAAAGGCCAAAACAAGCCGCATAAATTGAGCGCCGAGGAATACGACAGTTTAATTAGGCAGCGGGATCATTTGGCCGATGGAATAGTAAGACGTGGGGAAACGGTATTCACTACAACTCCCGAATTGCGTTCGCGACTTGATAGTTTGAATGAAAAAATACGGCAAAACATCGAAAATGACGAAACCAAATTTTCATCTTACCAACTCCCCGGCGGCCAGAATTACCGCGAACTGCTGCTGACGTTACCGGAAAGGATAGATAAAGATAAAATAGCCAAAAGGCTATCTGAAATTGCAAATATGACGCAGGAAGAAAAGAAAAAAAACCCCGGGGTAGACGATGAATTTTATGGCCTTGTTAAACAACGCGATGGGGAATCGCTAAATCAATTTCGCTCCTCGCATTTCGACGAGCCCAATATCCTGGCCCACGTCCGCTTCAATGACCGCGTGGACGCAGAGGGCAAGAAGGTGCTCTTCCTGGAAGAAGTGCAAAGCGACTGGCACCAGAAGGGCAGGGAACAGGGATACAAAGATAGAACCAAGGAATATAGGATTGAAAAACAAAATGATGGATGGCAAGTAATCGGCCCGGATGGACAAAAAATAGGATTTGCTCATAAATCAGAAGAAAAGGCAAATAGATATCTTGAACAAACTATGAATTTAACCGGACATGAGGATCGAATTCCCAATACTCCCTTCAAGAAAACCTGGCACGAACTGGCCCTGAAACGCATGGTCCGGTACGCGGCCGAAAACGGGTATGACCGCATCGCTTGGACCACCGGAGAGCAACAGGCCGGCCGCTACAACCTGAGCAAGCAGGTTGAAAAGGTTATTGCAAAAAAAACAGATGACGGCAAATTTGAAATTGCTATGATCCTTCCCGGTTCTAGAATTCATTGGGCGGGGACATTTTCGCCATCAGAATTGCCTAATGTCGTTGGGAAAGATTTAGCAGAAAAGATCGCAAGCCAAACTGATATGGATCATCGCTACTCCGGACTTGACCTTAAGGTCGGCGGTGAAGGCATGAAGGGCTTTTACGACAAAATCCTGCCTTACTACGCAAATAAGCTGGGCAAGCGATTTGGGGCCAGGGTCGGCGAAACTTCAATTACGACCGGGAACCCCAAGTCGGATTTATATATTACGCCCGACGATCTTAATGCCGCCGAAACGTCATACCAAGTTTGGGACAAGGCTTATGACGCTCAGCCCCTTGATAGTTTCCCTTCACGTGAGCAAGCGCAGGCCTTTATTGATAAAGCCGAGCCCGTAGAGCCCGTAGACGAGAAGGTCCACTCCCTCGATATCACGCCGGCCATGCGCGAATCGGCCATGTCCGAGGGCTTCCCGCTTTTCCAGGCCGCCCCCAATGCGAAGCCGGTTGTCACCGAACCCCGAACCGATTATTCCAGGGACATTTTCAACGAGCCGGCTGCACCGCGCCCGCGCAACCCGAAGGAGCCATTCCGCAATGACGCGCCAGGAACCTACGCGACGCGAACGGCAATCGTAAAAGAAGGGACCAGGCAGATCGGAGTCGGGAAGGTAAATACGCCCGAAGAGGCCGCCCAGGCCATGGCTTACCTGGCTAAGAACGCCGTTGAGCACATGGATGCCCTGATTACGGATGCCAAAGGCAAACCCCTTGCAATAATCGGAGGCTTTAAAGGAACCGTCGATCAAACAATGATCTTTCCGGCAACCATCGTCGCCGAGGCCTTCAGGATTAAAGGCGCTGCAAATATTTGGTTTGCCCACAACCACCCAAGCGGGTCGGCGAAGCCATCAGCAAGCGACCTAGAATTAAATAAAGCCCTATCGAATTCTTTTCGGGGAAGCGAAATTCAGGCTCATGGCATATTTGTAATCGGCGGGAGCAAGGGCGAAGGTAGAGTTTGGGAATTCGAACCATCGGTAGAGATGGCTGGAAAATATACCACAAGGGAAGGCGTCACGGGCGCGGCGCAGAAGGGCGCAAGCGTCCCGGTGGTGGAACGCGTATTTGCCGATGAAAAAAAGTTGTGGCCGGTCCTAAACAACGTCCAGGAAGGCTTGCGGATGGCAGGCGCTTTTTCAGATAACAAATCAGGTCTCATCATTATGGATTCAAAACATAACCCCGTGGCATTTGTCCCTGTGGACGCGGCCGAAGCTGGCATTTTGCGGACAAAGGGCCGCATGGACGCCCTTTACCGCGCCCTTTCTATTTCGAATGCCTCTGCCGCCATCATAGTAAATAACGGAAGCATGGGCGATGAAGTGGTTCGAAACCTGGCCGGATTTTTAAGCAATAACGGAACGAGGGTTCTTGATGTGATTGGCACGGGCACCGAAGCCGTCAAGTCCTGGGCTGCCGAGGGAAGGGGATTTCAGGGCAAATCCTTCTTTCAGGCCGCCCAGGGCGCATTTGATAAGAATACCCGCAAGGTCACGCTCTCATTCAAAGCCGCCAATGCCTCAACCTTCATGCACGAGGCCGCGCACGGTTGGCTCACCGCCGTGGCTGATTACGTCAAGCAGGGCCGGGCCGATGCCGGCCTGCAGGCTGACTGGAAGGAAATCACCAGTTGGCTCGGCGGCAAGGAGGGTGAGGCGCTCACCGTTGATCAGCATGAGAAATTCGCTTCAACCTTCGAGGCCTACCTACGCGAGGGGCAGGCGCCCACGCGCGAGCTGGAGGGTGTATTCGCCAGGTTCCGCCGTTGGCTGGTGGAAATCTATAAATCCGTTTCGGATATCGGCGCCGGGCGCGCGGAAATATCGCCCGAAGTCCGTGGGATAATGTCGCGCATGGTGGCCTCCGAAGAAGAAATCAAGGCCGCCACGGCGGATATGGCGCTGGAAAAGGAATTGGATATTCAGGGCATAGACCCGGGCGTTCGTAAGCAGCTGGTGACCATGCGCGCGCAGGCGCACGATCAGGCCGTGGCCATGGTAATGAAAGAGCAAATGAAGGAACTGGCGGCCGGGGCCCAGGCCGACAGCGCCAAGGTCATCGCTAAGATGACCGCCGAAGAAGAAGAAAAGCTTAAAACTAAGCCTCTGTATGTTGCGGGCGCGCAGATCAAGGAATACTTTGGCATGGACGCCAAGAAGGCTGCTCAAAAATTCCTGTCCGGGGAATTCGCCTCGGCCTCCGGCGGCCGCGATGACCTGGCCTTTGAGAATTTTGCCGAGAATAACAACTTCTATTCAGGCGAGGATATGGCCAAGCAACTTATTGCCTCGCGCGGCCTTAAGGAAGAATCCCTGGCTCGTGCCGGGGCCCGCTCTGCGGCGCTTTACCCGGACCTTATGAACTCTGAGCAAATGCACGCGGCCGCCCTAGACGCGGTTCACAACGAACGGCAACTTGAGATCCTAATCTTGGAGCGCGAGGCGCTTAAAAAAATTCTAGCTAAGCGCGGTGGCCTCGCGCCAGCCGAGGCAACTAGGTTGCGCGGCGCGGCCGAAAAGGCGGTTCTGAAGGACCTGCCCCAACCGCTCTCGCCGGCGGAAGAAGATCAAATGGCGGCCGATATCAAACAGATTGCCATTGACGCGCGCCGGGAAATTGAAAACCAGCCCGAATACCTGGCCACGTCCGAGCTGATAAAGCGCCTGGGCCCCAAGTACCGGGAAATTGCCCGTAAATATTACGAGCGCAAGGAATTCACGCCCAAGCAAGATCAGGCCTTTAATGATGTGGCCGGCAACCATGACTTCCCGGGCCCGGAAGAGGCGGCCAGGGTGATCGCCGACCTGCCCAAGAAGGCGGACGTCATAAAGGAATTGGTCGAAGCCCAGATCGAGGCCAAGTACGGTCTGAAGCAATTCGACGAGCAAGCCTACAATAAGGCGCTGGCCGAGATGGGGACGGAGATTTCAAGTGTGGAAACCAAGGCCCTCGTGTCTCTCTTTGCCAAGCGCCGCCAGGCCGCAATTGATCGGGTGCGCATGGAAGCGGATATCGCCAAAGCTAAGGCTGCTGAAATCCTGGCCAATACGCTCGTGCGCGACGTTGAAACCGGCACGGTCTTCTTCACCGCCGAGCGTAATGCCGCGGTCAAGGTGGCTCAGGCCGTGGCCCGCGGAGATTACGACGCGGCCGTGGCCGCCAAGCAAGAACAGCTGCTAAATCACACCCTGGCCCTGGGCATGCGAAAGTTGCAGGCCCAGGCGGAAGAGGCCCTTGCCACAATCGGCGATATCGCCGGGCGGCGTAAGGAATCCATGAAGGACCAGCAAACCTTCGACCAAGTGGCCGAATTATTGCAGCGCTTCGGGCTCGGGCACCGTATGGATTATGACCGCCTCGCTCGCACAGAAAGCCTAATGGCCTATGTGCAACGCATGGCCGGGCTGTTCGCCGCCGACCTGAACAACGCGGACGCAAGCCCCCTAAGCATCGCCGACTGGATTATGGTCGAGGGCACGCCCATGAATTACAGAATGCTCACCATGGACCGGCTGATCGATATTAAAAACGCGCTGAAAAACATTCTCCACGTGGCCAATATGGCGGATCGGCTTTATACCATGAGCGAGAATTTCGATCTGAGCGGACTGGTTACGCAGCTGGCGACGGCCGCGGACGTGAACGTGCATGCCAATATTTCTCCGAAGATTCTCAAAGCCCAGGGCGAAAGAGGCAAGGGCAATCTGGCCAGCTATTTCTACAGCATGCGCCGGCTGGACACGATCCTGCAGCAGCTGGATGGCGGCCGCGACCGCGGCGCCTGGCGAAACGCTTTTGAAATGCCGACGCGGGCGGCCGCGGATAACGAGAGCAAGCTGATGCGCGATTCTGCGGAAAAGCTGATAAAAATATGGTCCGCCTACGAGCAAAAGGACATCGACGAGATATTTAAAAAGAAATTAATGATTAAGGAATTCGGCGCCACGGCTGAAAATCCCATCACCAAAGCCGAACTTCTGGCTATGGCCCTAAACTTGGGCAACACCGGAAACCGCGATCGGCTTTTCAACACGCCGCCCGTGGGATTTAAACCGGATTGGGATTGGGGACTTGCTCCGCCCGAGCAAACCGAAAAAAACGTCATGGAAGTTCTCGGCCGATACCTAAACCGGCGCGATTGGCAATTCGTGCAGAATATCTGGGACCATATCAATCAATATTGGCCCAAGATTGCCGAACTGCACGAGAGTATGACCGGATTTGCGCCGGGAAAGGTCGAGCCCGTGCCCTTCGAGGTTGCGCTGCCCGATGGTTCAATGATGCAACTGAAGGGCGGATATTATCCCCTTGGCGTGGATCCCCGGTACAACGAGCGCGCGGCCGAGCGCGAAATCAGCGCGGACGCCCTCTACACTGACCTGAACCCGGCGTACAAAGCGGTGACCAAGACCGGGCATACCAAGGCCCGCACCGGAGCCATGTATGCCGTGACATTTGATCTTTCCCTCATCGACCGGCATTTGCGCGACATTATCCACGACTTAGCCTTCCGCCCACTGGTTTATGATCTGCGCCGCCTGTCCGCCCGCCGGCAGTTCGTCGACGCCGTGAAGCGTAACCTCGGCGAGGAAGGGTACCGCTTGATTCAGAACTGGATTAAATCCGTTGCTACCGGCTCGTCGGCGGAACGAATGGCTATGGACGTTCTGAGCCGAGTGGTTCGGCGCCTGAATAAATCCGTGACGGCCGCCCTGGTGCTGGGCAAGGCCGGAGTAATACTGCAGAACTTCGCCAACCCCTTTCTGTCCATCGGCAGGGTAGAGGGTTGGGGCTGGATGGATATGACTAAAGCCATGCTCGGCCGGGGCCTCATGGATTATTGGCTCAAGGCGACATTCAATCACCCAGAGGCGCGCAAGATGCAGGATTTTGTCTGGTCAAGGTCGCAATTCATGCGCGACCGGCGGAGCATACCCGAGTGGACCCTGAAGGAACTGAAGAACAATTCAAAGACCGGAAAAAAGGGCCTTTGGGATTTCATGATCGGGCTGCTGGGCGGTTCGGACGATATGACCAATATTCCGCATTGGATCGAGGCCTATACGAAGGAACTGAACTCCAGCCATAATGAGCAAGAGGCCGCAGAGTACGCCGACAAACTTATAAACCGGATGACCGGCTCGGGCAGAAAGTACGACGTGGCCAAAATCCTGCGCGGCACCGACATGGAAACCCTATTCACCAAGCTCTATTCGTTCTGGAACGTGGAATACAACAACTGGATTCTAGAAGCGCAGAAATTAAAAAGTCCCACAATCAGAAACGTGCCGAGGTTCGTGGGATTCGTGGCCTCGCGGCTGATGTTCGTCTATGCCAGCGCGGTCCTGGCCGGCCAGCTGCCGCGCCAGGATGACGAAGAGAGCTCGTCGCATTTTTGGATTAAATCGCTGGTTTCTTATGGAACTTCTTTCTTTCCGTTCGCGCGCGAGATTGCCGGAGCGGCGCTGGACCGCATTCTTGGGCTTCGGTCCTACGGCTACCGGCCGGCGCCCATCCTTTCGCTGGGAGAACAGATTCTAAAATCAGTATCGGCCGGCAAGAAAGCGGCCGCAGAAGGCGATATTTTCGCCGGCACCATTGAACCAAGCATGATGGCCTTGTTCCTGCTGAAGGGCTGGCCTACTCAATTTCATTCCTGGTTTTGGAACGCTTATGACGCCCTAAAGGGAGATATGGAGTTGGAACCGCGCGACTTCTACCGTCGCCGGCCAACGAAGGAGCGACAATGACTATCAGGGTTCCCGCTAACGTCGAAGAGCAAATTAAACAGGCAGCCGGGCCCACAGAACCAACCAAGAGCAGGGGACTGCTGGCGCCCTCGGCCAGCGCGGCCCAGTCGGCTCCCAGGATCCCCGCCGGCCAATACGTCCCGCCGGTATCGGCCGCGGTGTCCGCGCCTCGCTTGGTCGCCTCTTACCGCGATACGCCGGGCGACAGGGTGGGTATGGAGGGGATTCAATATTTTCTCTCCGGCCGGTACGGTTACGCGGTGAAGGCCTGGCAGAAGGCCTCTGAAATGGGCGGATGGCGGTACAACGATTCCGCCCAGTTTTATATCCAAAAGGCCCAGGAAATGATTAAGGGCCTACAAAAAATAGGGCTGGATGAGAACGGCCGGCAGATAACTCGCATTGAAATGCCCGGCGTAGAGCCCGGAATAGAAGGCCAATAATGGCTCCGACGACCCCATGCAGCCTGATTAATTTTAAGACCGAGAATAAACAACGCTTGCTGGATGAATTTCACAGCGACCTGATGGACCGGCGCCTTCGGCTGCTGATCTATGCCGTTTCGGCCTATTGCTGGGAAACTTTCCACAAGCCGATTCTGATTACCGAAATATTGAGGTCGCCGGACGAACAACGAGAAATTTACAAAAATGATCCGGCTTACCAGCAACAGCCCTGGCTCTCGGTGCATGAGTATTGGCGCGCCGCGGATCTGCGAACCCTTGCATTCACCAGCGGAGAAATAATAAACTTAGTTGGATGGCTGAACGACATGATTGAGTACGACAAAGGGAACCATCCGACGCTTCTTTACCACGAGGTTTCCGAGCACGGCCTGCACCTGCACCTTCAGGTCGATCAGAGCAACGTTCTGACGATGAAATACCATTCAGCGGATCCGGTCTAATGGAAAATATGAATCCTGAAGAACTCCAGAGAATGATAGAACAGGGGGTCAAGGGTTTGCCTATGCCACCAACCTTTAAGATTCCCAAGACCATCGATGATGTCAACCAATATGGCTCCACGTTTTCGCAGACGAATATTCAATGGATGTGGTCACAGCTCGCATCCTTTATAGCCGTCGCTAATTCAATGTCTGGCAGCGGAAAAGAGATTATGTCCGAGTTCAAAGAAATGTCGAGCCATGTTCAACAATTATTTTCGTCCTATCGCGAGGACATCGCCGAGAACAGGAATACCCATAAATTGATCATCCAACGGAACTGCCATCTCGAAGAGGAGCGAGGCGACATGATAGCGGGCGACCTCGAATTCAAAAGGGATATTAAGCGAGATGCCGCCTTGTTTGAGAAGGCCATGCAGGACAGGTTCGATGTGACCGTGCGCTGGATCATTGGCATAGTCCTCGTGGGAAATGTCCTTGGCCCGATCGCTGTGTTGCTCATGAAATCATTATTAAAACTCTAAGGAGGAACCATGGACCTGACCAAGTACGACAGCCGTAAATGGATCATGGCCGTGCTCATCCTGATACTCTCGTGGGTCGCCCTTGTCATGAAGGTTCCGGGCGTTGGATGGGCTGAGTGGTATGACTTGGCTAAGTGGATCGCGGGCCTTTATTTCGCCGCCAATGTTGGCGAATATGCGGTTGATAAATTGGTCGGCCTGAAGCTGCCGGCTCCGCCCGCGCAATGAGCCCCGTCGCCGGCCCCCTCTATCTGCCAATTTTCAATGAGGTTTTCCTGGTTGATGTCCTGGCCGGATTCCACATTCTTCCGGTCAAGCGGCTAGCCCCGGTGGAAATGACCGAGGCGGAGATTCGGGGTAAACTCGATGAAATGAACGACGGCGAGGAGGGGCCGGTTATCAACATCAGTACGGCCGAGCCGCCACCTTTCTATAATTCCGCGACTATGTATCATACGAATTCATGGTCTTCGCACATGAGCGTGCATATCCCTCGCAGGCGCGCGCTTGAGACCCGGCGGCGCCATCCGGATTTGATGGAGCCTCGCGCCCTGCCGGGAACATGGTTGGAAAAACTCATAAAGCCGCCCAAGCTCCTAAAAGCCCTGCCAGCTGAGCCCCGGCCCTTCGAGGTAATCGAATCATCCGCCATGGTCGATCTCAATGATATGCGGGAGGTCACGCGCGAGGGCGAATTTGTCGTTTCCTTCGCCCGGGATTGGACCGATGCCCAGGCTGATGCGATTTGCTACGCGCTTTATTATCTGTATAGCGCGCCCTATGACATTTTCGAGATTGGAAAAAAGATTTTGCCCTGGTGGCCCAATTTACGCCAGATCAAGGTTTGTTCAACGTTTATTGAAACCGGACTAGAGGGGCGGGATCCTAAAAATTTCAGTGTGGGCCCGGACAATCCGCCCAAGGGTGATTCTGACATCCGCGCCTGGCTCCTGGATCACTTTATCAAGCCGGATGAAATGACGCCCGCGGCTGGCGGGAGATATCTATTTCAAAATCCTCTTTACTTTCGCGAGAGATCATTCCGCTGCAGCCTGACTGAAGCGAGGGCCAAGATTTGAGCGATTTATTGAGGGATATCCTGATTATTGCCGCCTGCGTCGCCAGTTGGATAATTGCCGTTCTGATTGTTCTTATTCTCATGTTTGTGCCCGGATGCTACAAGAACCACCAGCGCCCCACTGAACCAGGGGAGCTTACGCCGGTTTCCGTGCCAACCGTTGACGGCACGGTAGTGATAGGCATAGGCGCTAGGTAAGACAAATAGTTTTCTGACAATCGCGGGAAGCGGTGCGCGGGTTGCTGGCAGGCGGCCTTCAGACGCGAGCGCACACGCCGGGCTTTAATCCGGCTCCCCCGAATCCTGCCAAGGGGAGGTAATGCGCTGTAAATTTATTGCCGGATTATTAATTGCGATGGCCCTGGCTGCGCCCGCTCTGGCGGATACGCTGACGGGCACCCCAACGTTCACGGAAACCCCGACAGACACACCCACGGATACGCCTACCCCAACCGCGACTCCAACCGAAAGCCCGACGGATACTCCTACCTTTACCGCCACGCCAACCGATACCCCTACATCGACGCCCACTTTTACTGAAACACCGACCGATACTCCAACCGAGACGCCAACATTTACCGCGACGCCAACGGATACTCCTACGCCCACCGCCACACCAACGCCATCGGCGACGCCCACCGCCACCACGGGCTCGTCAACAAATACAATATTATTCGACACATTTACGGGCGCGAACGGGACCAAACTGGACGTACATACACCCGAGATAAACAATACCGGAGATATCTGGCATGTTCTGAACAACGGCGCCTACAATGCCATCTACAATAATAAACTCGACCTGCTTTGCACGTCAGCTACCGCTTATTATCCGCGCGACTATATCAACTTAAACGCAACCCCGGCTGGTGGACCTTTGATATATCGTTGGACAGCAAGTTACTATACTTCTGGATATAGTTGGAGTGGCGGGAAACTATTAATTCTAGGCTCTCATGAGTTGGGCGCGACTCCGGCCGGGACCTCTTGCACGGGCTATGCCATCTATTTTTCCCAAGTTGGCGCGAATCCCGGTATTTTTTTGGACAGCACCACGCTTAATGCATTTGCCACGGTTGCATCCCAATCCATGCCGGGTCTCAACTCGGGACAGCAGTATCCAATCAAGGTCGTCGCGGACGGGACTTCAATCAAGATTTACTCAGACAATACTTCTGTGGACATCGAACCTACCAGCCTGCGGATAAATTATCCAACCACTTTGAACGCGGCCAATAGCGAAATTGCTTGGTATAGCACCTGGAATTATACTTCACCGGATTCATATGTCGACAGCCTGATTGTCAGCCAGACCGCCTTCGCCGCGACGCCGACTACGACCTCAACACATACACCGACCAAAACGGCCACCCCGACGTTTACTGTAACATCAACACCCACAGCCACGGCCACGCATAATTGGTCCGAATCGCAAGTTAGAATTCCGAACGGCGATTGTGCTTCCTACCCAACCTGGATCAAGGATCCATCTTCGAGCCGCTATTATTACACTTACGTTTCCGATTACCCGGAGGCCGATGATGGTGCCTACATTTACATTTGCGAGAATGGCTATCATACATTTAATTTAGGGCCAACGCCCTTTTCTGTTCCCGCTGGAGCGACCAACATAAGCGTTTCCGTTTTCTATCGTGCCATGTATCAATATGGGTTATTTGATTACGCAAACACCAGATTAACAATTAACGGAACTCCCTATACAGACAACAGCAATCAAACACTTACCACAAGCTTCGAGAATTACGGCCACAATTATGTCAATAGTCCAGCCACCGGCTCGGCGTGGACCGTTTCTGAGATAAATAACAACCTGTCTTGTTTCGGAATCGATGTCAGTTCTCCTGGCGGCTGTTTCCTTGTTTCTCAATGTTATATCGTTGCATATTACCAACCGCCCCCCGCTACCAACACTCCAACGGCGACGCCTACGGATACCGCGACACCCACGGCAACGCCGACAAAGAGTGAAACACCAACGGCTACGGATACACCTACCGACACTGCAACGCCGACGGCAACCGGAACACCTACGGTCACGGGCACGCCTACGTTTACTGGAACTCCGACTGCGACATCAACGGCCAGCCCGACCGGAACCCCAACATTCACGGGAACACCAACGGATACTTCGACCGTGACGCCCACCGCCACGCCGACGGATACCCCTACTTCTACGATTACCCCGACCGATACACCCACGCCAACGATAACGCTCACGTCCACGGCCAGCCCGACCTTTACGGAAACCAAGACCATCACCACCACGAAGACGATCACGCCCACGAAGACGATCACGCCCACGAAAACCATCAGCCCCACCTTTACAAATACGCTCACTCCAACCAAAACCCCTTCGAGCCAAAATTATCCGCGCATTATGTTCTATGATAATTCGCACCGCATTTATTTTTACGATGGGAACGCGCGGATCTGGATAGTGGATACCCTGAGCAAGACGGTTGAAGTAAGGCGCGGATCGCGCGAAATGATCTACGATGATTGGAAACGCCAACTTTATCGTTAGGGAGGTTGAAATCATGAAACGAACGGTTTGGCTTTGGGCAATTCTTTTAACCCTGTTGGCGGCCGCGGCGACCTGGGCGGCCTCGATCGATACCCTCTACCTGAAGGCGGGCGACGTGGCGCCGCCGTACAAGGTTTTGGTCATCGACGAGAACGGAACCATGGATTTAACCGGAACAACCATAACGGCGACAATGCGCTCCCTGGAAACTGGCACCAATCGCTTCGAGGGTATAACCTGCACCTCAACCGATCTCCTGAACGGCCGCTTCGAATATCGCTGGGCCGACTCGGACACCACCAGCACCGGCGCCTATTCTATGCAGTTCCATATTCAACACGCCGACGGACAATTTACCATCCCCACCGGCACCGACGCCGAGGTGGTGATCGAAGAACGATATTAATTCACTTGCGCCGGCGGGCGCTAATTTGTAGGCTGATTCCATCCTGAACCGAGGTGAGCAACAATGCGAAAGGGTTTATTGCTTCTGGCGATCGCGCTTCTGCTTTGGTTGGCGCAGCCCGTCCTGGCGCTAACCATCTACAGCAATGACTTTTCCGGGGCGGTCAATCCTCCCGGAAATACAATTACAAATTGGGCTGAGGTTTACGACAACACGACCAAAGGATCGTTCGCGGGGGACAATACCATTTGCGCGGTATCCATCACCAACACCAATGTGGCCAGCGTTGTCGAAAATGTCTATTCGCCCGGATACAGCTGGGGGGATCAATCCTTCTCGTTTCGTTATATCTCCGGAACCGTCACGGATGCTCCCAAAATTTATTGGGGCGTTCGGTCCAACACCGGGGCCGCGCAATCTATGGGATATTGGTTTTATTATCCAGACTCGGGGAATTCAATTGTCGCTACTGCTTACTGGGCAGGGAATACAGCCTCGGCCTTCGCCCTGGCCGCGAACGATATAATCAAGACGACCGTTCTTGCGACCGGTGCCGATACAAAACTCATTGTCACCGTCAACGGAACTCAACGGCTTATTCTCACAAACCCGCTGACCAAATATAATACCGGAACCATCGGCATTGGCGCCGGCGCCGACGCCAGCAAGCCGGGATACAGAATCTTCGATGATTTTTTTGCGACGGATGGAGCAACGCCGGGAATGTTCTTTTTCCAAGGCGGGACAAACTGGAGATAGCTAAAAAAACACCAAACAAAGGCCTCGCGGGATGCGGCGAGGCGAAAGCCCCCGAACTCTACATTCGGGGGCTTTTATTATTTCTGCCGGATCTCGTAAATTCTGTCCGGGTCCGTTTTGAAGTCGCCTTCCTGCCCGTAAGCCTCGACCCGCCCGGAGTTTAGACGAACATAATAGTCTTCCTTGATCTCCTGCAGGTTGAAGGTGTCATAGGTGGTTGTGATTTTATATTTTAGAATTTCGTAGTTGCCTTTCGCCGCCATGCCGTCCGGTGCGCCCATGGATTCGATGACTTGGCTCTTGGTCATGCCAATGGACAGGTTCATAATCGGGTTTCTGGCGGGAATGTTCGCGCAGCCGGCTGCGGCCAGGGCTAGAATGGCGGCCGCCAAGATCAATCTTTTCATCATCATCGCCCCCTTGTCTGTCTGCTTTCCCCTCATTAAGAATAAGCCCATAAGGCGCGAAAGTCAAAATAAAAGTTGACAAGTCAACAAATCAGGATTACTCTTGAATTGCAATCGGAAGGGAGGCGAAGACCATGAACTTCTGGCGCGCGGCCAAGATTGCCTTCTGGACGATAATTTTCTTCGCGCTCATTTATGGCGCGTCGCTGACATAGGAGCTGACTCATGTCAGGATCAAAACCCAAGCCCATAATACCCGGAACCCACGACTGGGCACCTAGGTTAATTTCCGTGAGGGACATAGATAAAATTCTCATCGAAGACATCGCGAGCAGGACCGGCAAACCCATTGGCGAACTCATCCGCGACTGGGCGGTTGCCGGCGCCGCGCGAGAAGCCAAAAGGCTTAAAATAAACATTGGCGGTAAATTTTCTTGACATTTGGGGGAACTATTTACATACTTAAATGTACGCACGTTTAAACGGGGGGTTCCGGCGCGTGCAATCCATCCTGCCAACTGCCAAAAGGCCATTTTTCGCAGATCGCTCAGCGGGGTTATCCCCGTTTTTTTTGGACCGTTCAGGGTCGTATAATATATACCAAGTAGCCAATACTTCTTCAGTCCAAACCAAGGCCGCGTTGCCCAACCAGGGCGCCGCGGCTTTTTTTATTTCGCGACAAGGAGAGAACCCGCTATGACCAAATTGCTAAAGAGAAAAGAGATCGAGGATCAGCTGCCGCAGCTGAAGGGCTTGTCCTTCCATTACTGGAGCCGAGAGGCAGGCGTCAGGTATAAAAAAAGGCGCTCGATCAAAAGTCATTTGACGCACTTCTACTTGCCCAGCGCCGTCAGAAAGTTAGAGGCCGTTTTGCGCTCGCGTAAGCCGGGTCTTTTCAAGAGGCAACCCAAGCCCCAGGACTGTCGGGATGAAGCGAGGCAGGCCGTCTGATGAATCTCTATCCCTCGGCGTCGCGCCCGGTCGGTTCGTTCAGAATCGGCGACCGCCGGCATGTGGTGTTCGAGGTTGATTCAGAAGGGAGAGATGCCTATGAAGGGGTAGACCGGAACGGAGCCGAAAACCTACCTGCCCGGGACGCTCGCCTAAGTAGGTCGTCCCGGGCAAACAAAGGGGGCGCGAATCATGAAACCGACGATTTATGCTCAATCAAAGAAATATGACGCCAGGATGGCAAAAATTCAGGAGGCCATGGGTTGCCCGGGTTGCGAATCCTGCATTGGCAATATCATTGGCCTGGATGCCGTGTGTTCCCATCCCGAGGGATGGTTGCCGGCTTTTTGCGGGGAACTGAACTGCATGAATCGAACATCAAAATCGCTTGCCGTGCCGGCCGCGGACCAAGGGAAACCGGCCGGTGTCTAGCGTCGTTAATAGCGTCATCCTGGCCGGAAGCATTGCGACCCCGCCAGAAATTAAATCCCTGGCCAGCGGCCTTTCATTCTGTAAATTCGAGTTGCTCATTAGATCGCAGAGGAAGGGCGCGGCCGGAGAAAAGATCGAGGAGGTTGACGTTATTCCGGTCGTAACCTACGGACCGGTTGCCGATATTTGCATTGCAAATCTCAAGGTGGGATCCAATGTTTTTGTCCATGGCAAGCTAAAAGACAATCGGTGGATTATTCACGGAAGGCCCAGATCCAAAATCGAAGTCACGGCCTTTTCGGTATATCCCCTAGCCGAAACCATTCCGCCAAATTCTGCGCGGGGGAAATAGATGCCGAGAACCAGGATGATAAAGCCGGAATTCTTCAACGATGAAAAGCTCGCGGTCAATCTGACCCGCGATGAGCGGCTTCTATATATCGGCATGTGGCTCTGGTCTGATGATTACTCTGTAATCCGCGGCAATGACGCCTGGCTGAAAAACCATATTTTATCGTATGACAAAATCAGCCCGCAGACGTTTTGCAAGTGGCTTCGGTCCCTCGAAAAACTCCAGAGAATAATCGCCTTCACCGAGAACGGCGAAAAATATTATTTCCTGCCCAAATTCAAAAAGCATCAGGCCATAAGTCATCCATCTAAAACCACAAGGAATCCTAAGCCGCCGGAGTGCGTTTTTAAACAATCAGAGTGGAATTTTGATAGCTCCGGAGAGACTCCGGAGGATCTCCGGAGAGACTCCGCTGATTCGCCGTCCGATGTTGGGTTAGGTTTAGGTGTTGGTTTAGGTTTAGGTGTTGGTTTAGATAAAAACAAAAACACCAGGGCGGGTGCAGGGAGTGATTCGGGATACTCTCTTGGTTTTGAATCGATCTGGAAAGCCTACCCAAACCATTGCGATAAAAAAGAGGGCTTTGCTGAGTTTAAAAAGATTGCGCCGCAGAACGGCCAGCTGGCCAAAATGTTATCAGCCCTTGAAAGTCAGAAGGCCTATAAGTTCAAGTGCGCCAAGACCAAAAAATTTTGCGCAGCCTTTCCCTCGCTAGCCCGGTGGATCAAACGCGAAAAATGGACCGATGAGTTGCCGGAGCCGGGCGAAAAAAAAGCGCCTGCGCCAGTAATGGAAGTCTGCCGAAAAACAATTTCGACCGGGACCTCTAGTCTTGTTTGTACGGTGTTTTTTAATTGTCCGCACGCCTATACACCCGAGTGTAATCTGGAAAAGATTCAATTGGAAACACGCCAAAAGGGAGCCGAAAAACAATGAAATTGCAAACAACAGACCAAGGGAGAAATATCTAGGTGTTTGAACTTATGCCAGCGCGCCAATTGCCGATAATTATTATTTTTTCACAAAATCGGCAAGGGGGAATTTTCGATGTGCGGGCGACGTGGAAGCGGAAAATGGATAAGAGCTTTTTTAAAATATTACAAAGCGATTCGTATGGGCTCCGCGTTGACGATCACGGCATACGCGACCGACGTTACTCAGTTTGCTCGATATACGGGCCTAAAATTTCCGATGAAGGTGAGGCGCCCGGATGCTCGATCTTACATGGCCAGCCTTCACAACCAAGGGTTCATGCCGGCGACGATCTGGCGCAAGGTGGCGGCGCTCAAGGCGTTCTATGCGTGGATGGTTCGCATGGGTGGGTTAACGGTCAGTCCGTTGACGGGCATGACGGGCCCGCGGGGCGGCTATCGCTTGCCAAAATATTTATCCCCGGAGGAGGCGCGCCTGCTTATGGAAGCGCCTCTTAAGCGAACGCTCGCCGGCAAGCGCGACGCCGCAATATTGGAAACCATTTATTCGGCCGGAATCCGCATCGCCGAACTGGCGGCCATCACGCGTCGGGACATCGCAAGAAATCAAAGGGGTTGGATGATAAAAATCACGGGCAAAGGGAGCCACGAGCGAATGGTTCCCGTGGGCAGTTGCGCGGCCAGGGCAATAATCAGATATCTCCGCAGGTGCCCGACAGACGGATTTGTATTTCGCAATCTTCGCGGCGGGAAGATTAGCACGCGGAGCATTGAGCGGGTCGTAGATCGATATCTTGACCTGATTGGTCGGGCAGACTGCAGCGCGCAGAGCTTAAGGCACAGTTGCGCCACACACATGCTTTGGAATGGCGCCGGCATTGCAGATATCCAAAGCTTGTTGGGCCACAAGAATATTCACACCACGCAGATATACACCCACCTCGACCTGCCCTCTTTTAAGAAAGCCTATAAGGCGCTTGAGGATATTAGAAGCGTGATGGATCAGGAAGAACTATTCCGGCGCGATGATTTTGAGGAGGCGGCATGATGAAAAATCTGCGTCTGCTTGAAAGGCTTGTCTGGAACGTCCTGAAGGATAGCCATCGCGGCCGCGAGAACATAATCCCAATGTCTTCCCTGGCCGATAAGTTTGGCGTGGACACCCGCAAGCTGCAGCTGGTAATTCGCCAAGCTAGGCTTTCAGGCCTTCCGATTGCTTCCGCGGTGAATTCAGGAAGCCACGGATACTTTATTCCCGCAACCCTTGAAGAGGCTAGGCCTTTCAGGGAGCAAATGTACAAACGCCGCGATGCTATTTCGAGATCATTAAAAGTCGTTGATAGGGCGCTAGATGAAATGTTTGGGGGGCAGATGCACTTTGAAATAAAGTGATAAAGCGTGGGCGTCTGCGCTAACCCAACCATGTGGGTGCAGAGCCGGTTCACCCCCGCCGGCCAGACCGGCCCGAGCCACCGGTCGGCCCACGCTATCTCTTCAAAGGAGTTTCTAATGCGCTCTTTGAAAAAAGCCCCTCCGGTCGAGAACGCCGTCTGCCTCCTTTGTCATACATCCTTTTGGAAAACCAGGCGCGGGCGGATATGTCTGTCCTGCAGGGAATCCCTCGGGCAGCGCAAGAGAACCACGGCGCTTAAGCTGATCATGAGGGGAAGCATCCTTGAGCTGAGGGGGACGCAGAATGATATGCCCGGTTTGCGGAAATGAATGCGCGCGCACCAAATGCGCTTTCTTAAATACTGTTCGATAAAGTGCAGAACAAGGGCGCGAAACCTTAGCTCGAAATACAAAAAACGGAGATCAAGACATGGCTTATGCCAGGGGAACTGTGGTGTCGGTTGAGAGGAGCGGGGGAGAAATCTAGCGCATCCTAATGCGCTACGGATCCCACGGCTTCGGCTACACGAGCGGTCCGCGCCGGCATGGGCCGCGGGAGAACTGACGTATGACGTGGATCAAAAACGATCCACAAACTGGCCTAATGGCCTAAAAAACGGAGGATAAAATGGGAAAAAAAGTTTCGAAAAAGGACGTCAATGGATTGGATTCGTTGATTGGGAAAAAGTATTTTTTCCGCGCGGTAACCTACCACGTGGTCGGGAAGGTCGTGGGAATTTTACACGAGAATATTTTGAAAATTGAGGGCGCATCCTGGATAGCGGAAAGCGGCCGGTTTATGCAGGCTATCAAAAACGGAGAACTGAGCGAAATTGAGCCAGTTGGGGATGTGTATTTGAACCTCGACACGGTTGTCGATTTCTATCCGTGGAAACACGAATTGCCAACCGAACAAAAATAATTTCCTGATGAGCCGGTGAGACTCCGGCGAAACTCCCGCGAGGGAGTCGAGATAATAATCCTCTGAGGTGACCAGCTAAATGATAACCGCAAACTACATCGGGTCGTTGTCGGGGTCGTGGTCGCGGTCGTGGTCGCGGTCGTGGTCGGGGTGG